TTTCAAGAAATCAGGAGAGCCAAGATCAACCAAATCCTAATGAAATTAAGCTCTCATTCAATGATCAATGGTTTTTATTAACTACTATGCTTGGATTTATAAAACATTCAAAATATTCTACTAAAAGAAAAATAAGATTAATGAAATTATTTGATATTTTATATCTTGCGTCAACCAAAGGAAGTTCTATAAAATTCTCCAAAATCATTGCCAATACTAGAAAATAACTGCTATACTATAAGAGTAGTTTACTTTATTCGCTATGTCAGCTTATCTATGTTCGGACGATACTCTCAATGCTTTATCTACTTTCTATTATATAAAAAGTGGTAAAACAGATGCAGAAAGAAAATCTTATGTCATGTCTGCAATTAGACAAGTTAATAAAAAGTCTTGGTACGAAAACCACAAGTGGAAAGAAGAATCAAATGGGGTTAAATCTTTTGAAGATCGTATGAAACTTCACGCAAAATTTGATAAATTCTGTGATGGGCTTTATGACATTTGGCTAGATCAATACTCCGAAGGTGATTTTTACAAAATGATCTTTAATATCTTATTAAGAGAAAATCAAAATTCTCTTATGGCTAGATATAACGATAAAGATTATGCCGAAAGACCTTCTTATAAATATCTCATGTCTAATTGTGTTGTTTATTGGAACGATCATAAGCAATTAGGATATATGGTCGGAATTATGAATAATTACGATTATCAATCTTGTGAACATGAAAATTACGAAGATTCTTTAGGTCATGCAATCCTTAATCAAATTAAAGAGTTCTTATTAAGAGAATTTAAACTAGGTGAAATTTGGGATTTTGATGAATTGAAATTTATAGAAGAAAATAAATTATTCGAGGCTATTTCTTAATTTCTTTTCACATATACAAACTTACGAGGTATTATTTAGTTAATACCTCTTTTTTATTGGAAATGTCAGAAAAAGATTTAGAAAGAATAAAAAATATATATGGCAAACGCAATCCAAAAACTCATATTGAACAGCGTTGTCAAAGACTCTACACAAAACAATTAGATGGTTTATCTACAAGACAATTAGTTTTACAACATGCTCAAAGAGAGGGCATTGCTGAAAAAACGGCTTGGGCAGATTGGAAACGTGTCACCGAATGGAACTCGCAAGATTTAGAACGTGATAGAGCCGATATACTCTCTCGTTTACATAGTATGAGACAAAGATTGTTTAATGCTGCTTTGAAAAAAGGACAGTTGCAAACTGCTCACATGATTTTAGATTCGCTAGGTCGAGCAAATGGAGAGACTCAAGAAGCGGTAAATGTAAATATGCCACCTGCACTCAATATTCAAATTGAAACTAAAGAATGACATTCAGTTTTTGCATTCAGTTTTTACATTCAGTTGACAAACCCAGCTGAAAATTGCATTCAGTTAATATGACTTGATTTTTGCATTCAGTTTTGCGGACCTGGACCCGTCCTGGTGGTTTACCTGGTGTTTACCTGGTCAAAAATCCATTCAGTTTTTAGGATATCTTTATGCCTTAACCCCTGGTTCGCACGGCTTTGAGGCGATTCTGAAGGGAGCAAATCGCAAAAAACCATTCAATTTCCAGGTGATCTAGGGTTTACCAGGTTTTGTCCTGGTGTTGTCCTGGTGTTTCCAGGCAAAAAAAAATGGGAGAGACCTGGTCGTCTCTACCCATAGATTCCCTTTTAACAAATTACCATGTCTAACCATGGCGAGGGGATCTCACTCCCTCTCCTATACTATAGCAGTTATTTTTCTAATTGTGCAACTTTTTCTTCAAGAACTTGTATTCTTGCGTCAAGTTTGGCAATTAGTTGAGAAACTTGTTCAAATAAGTCAGCGGTTCCGTTGTGTTGGAACTCTACTCCTTTCGCCAGCTCGCCCAGGTTCTCATATAAGAGCTTAACCGATAGGGCTTGCGGTATGAACACTTCGTCTACCAGCTTGAGGAGCCTTTCGTTCGTTACTTTTTCATTAGCGTCTAATGTTTCGAGAACTTTTTTAAAGTCTCTTTCGTTTGAGTTTGTCATAAGTTTAGAAATAAAAGGAGGCCGAAGCCTCCCAGGTTTTAAGTTAGTCGTTCGGGATATTCTCCCAGGGCATTTTCGACTACGTCCTCTATGTTTTTCCAGGTCGCATATGGTGAGCTTACCTGGCGTTCTTCTTGGTCGTCCTGGTCGCTCCAGGTTTGGTAGTAGCCAACCGTGTTACCGTTAATGTCCCTTAATGGGAGCTGGCATTCCTGGAGTTTGTCCAGGTATTCCAGGCGATCAGCTAGGAGGCGTAATATCCTGGCGACCTCGGTTCCCTCCTGGCAACTAAATGCCTGGTTGTCGGTGTTGATTTTGACTTTAAGCATAATAGGAAAGGGAGCCTTAAGCTCCCAAATAATCGTTTAATGTGACCTCGTCAGGTGGACAAGGCTTAAGTTCTTTGATTTTGTCATCAAGCTCTTTGATGTCCAAGATAGGGTCCCAAAGACTGACACCGTCACCAGTTCGAGTAACTTTTAACTCTCGGTAATGGTCGTAGTCTTTGGCTATCTTGGCGTAGTGGTACGAGATTGGATCGTTGTCCATCCATAAGGCGACATTCCAAGTCTCGTAGTTAGTCCAACCGTTGTAGCTCATGGCCTGGTTTCCTCCCAACTAATCGTTGAATAGTCGAAAGAGGGAGCCTTTTGATTGGCTCCCAATGATCCTAAGATCATGATGATAATTGTCATAAAGGCTAGATAGCCGATAGTGAATTTCATAGCTTTAAGAATAAAGTTCAATTAGTAAGAGTTCGTAGGCTCGTTTGCGAATGTGAGGGTCGAGGGGATTCTCCTTGTGGAGTTCCTCCTCGATCTCTTCGAGCCTTGTCTCCATGTAGGAGTCAAAGATCAAATTGCTCATTGGCTTCGTATTGGGCTTGGTCAAAGTAGTCCTGAGCTTTGGCTTCGAGCTCCTCTTCGAGGGCTTCGAGGGCTTGCCAATCTTTGGGATTGATTCCTCTAGCGGTGGCTTCGTCATCAACGTAAGCCTCCCACTCTGAGCCGTAGCACTTGGGACGATTGTAGACAATAGTCATGCTTTGACCTCCATTTCTTTAACTAAACGCTTTGCAAGTTTTTGTTTATCCTTGTCTTTGGCGTTCCATCTGATGTAACTCTCAATCGCATCTACGAGTAGAGGATTAAAAGCGTCCGATCTTACGTCAAAGTCTATTGAGTCCCCATCTACTAGAGAGATTGAGATTCCATAATCTGAAAGATTAAGGGATTGTATACCTGAGAAAGTATACCTTGCTTTAGGTTTTGCCATAGCGGAAAAATTAATTAAGTTTTCGAGTTGCTGTAGTTCCTTTCGTCCCTACTCCTTTATTATAGCAGATAACTCCTATATTACACGTGCATATCCTCTATTTGTAACAAAACTTTACATAGGGGGAGTGTAGCAAATGTTACAAAAAAATATTATGTATGCGGGGAACCTACTGATACAACACAGAATAAGTTGCTGCTATAGTAAATGTGGTTATTATTTTTATATGGCAGTAGCAGAACCATTAAGTTTACGTTGGGCACAGGGGGAGGTGTTTAAAGCTGATGAAAGGTTTAGGGTTCTTGTAGCTGGTAGAAGATTTGGTAAAAGTTATTTAAGTTGTGTTGAATTATTAAAAGGTGCAATATCGAAGCCAGGAGAAACGTATTTTTATTGTGCACCTACTTATCGAATGGCAAAGGACATTGCATGGAAAACATTAAAGAAGTTAGTACCGAAGCAGTGGATAAAATCTAAGAATGAGACAGATTTAAAGATTGAATTAGTAAATGAATCAACTATTGAGTTAAAAGGAACTGAAAATGCTATGGCATTAAGAGGTCGTAGCTTAAGCGGAGTAGTTTTAGACGAAGCTGCGTTCATGGACAGAGAAGTATGGTCTGAAGTTATAAGACCTGCGTTAGCTGATAAACAAGGTTGGGCGTTATTCATCTCTACACCTGATGGTACGGCCAGTTGGTTTTACGATTTATGGTGTTATGTCCCCGAAGATGAAAGTGGAGATTGGAAGAGATGGAGTTTTACCACTATCGAGGGGGGTAATGTTCCGAAAGAAGAGGTTGAAGCAGCTAGGGGTCAGTTAGATAATCGTACATTTCGGCAAGAATTTGAAGCGAGCTTTGAAAATCTAACGGGATTGGTGGCAATTAGCTTTGATGACGAGAATATTTCGTCCGAAGTGCAGGATTTACATATGTTACCGCTATATATGGGGGTGGATTTTAACGTTGACCCTCTTTGTGGCATATGTGCGGTCAAAAATAATGAAAATTTGTATGTTTTTGACGAAATTATCTTAACTGGCGGTGCTACTACATGGGATTTTGCCGAAGAAGTGGTCAATAGATATGGTGTTGAAAGAAGAATCATAACTTGTCCCGACCCTACAGGCGGTGCTCGAAAAACAAGTGGTGTTGGGCTTACAGATCATACAATTTTACGAAGAAGTGGTTTTACTGTGTCTAGTCCGAAGGCTCCTTGGAAAATTAGGGACAAAATTACTGCTGTAAATACAGCGTTATATGATGCTGCAGGTGATCGAAGGACATTTATCCATCCAAGATGTAAAGAATTGATAAAATCACTCAGAACTCTTACATATGCACCAAATACAGGTATGCCAAATAAAAATTTAGGGGTTGACCACGCATTTGACGCTTTCGGCTATCTTTGTTTACAGCAATTTAACTTGGCAAAACCAGAGACACTCGGCCAAACTTCGTTTAGAATATACTAAGAACAACCTAATTCTTACTATGTACCACTCCACTACAAAGAAAAAGAAGAAGAAGAAGAAGGGAGGAAAGAAAAGATGCAGTTGTGGCGGTAAATAATGGGCAAATTATGTGCCAGAGGGAAAGCAGCAGCCAAGCGAAAGTTTAGGGTATATCCTTCTGCTTACGCTAATGCTTATGCTGTAAAAGTATGCAAAGGTGATGTAAAAGGTCCAGACGGTAAAAGAAGGACTGCTTCTGGTTATAGTAAGAGCAAAAAAAAGACTACGAGGAAAAAACGTGGCTAGGCATAGTGGTCTTAAACGCTGGTTCAATGAAAAATGGGTTGATGTAAAAACGGGAAAGCCTTGTGGACGTAAGAAAGGTGAGAATAGAGCCTATCCAGCTTGCCGACCTAGCAAACGTGTATCAAGTAAGACACCTAAGACAGCTTCAGAGATGTCAAGTGCTGAAAAAGCAAGATTCAAGAGAGAAAAAACAGGCAGCAAGAAGATAACATATCAACATAGGCGAAAAAAGAAGAAAAAATAAGTGTAAATAACATATTTAACGGTAATATAGTTATATGAAGCTAACTACTCGTCAAA